TGCGCCTTCGAGGTATGCGCCTCTATTCTTTTCTAGACAATCTTTTACTGATTCATAATTACCAGATAGAATGATAAAATCATCCCCCCGACTTTTAATTTCTATCTTCATTCTTCAATCTCCTTTATCTTGTAGTCACCCTTAAAACTTCTTCTTCGTAAATCTCAACCCCAGGAATTTCAGGTATCCCAGCTTTAACCACTTTATTAAGTAAAACCGAGTTCTCGATCTTGTACTGATCTGGTAGCAGAGTAAAGTTGATTATCCTATATTTCCTAATCTTCATTGTACCAAGCGTGCCCACCTCGGTTCTGACATGGGCCGGGGGAGCTGGCGGAGTTTCTATAAGATTGACTGATTCGGTAATCTCGCCCTTGAGTTTCATTTCCTTCTCTGCTGCTTCCATGCGGAGTTGGTTGATTCTCTCGACTTCCCTTGCCTTACGATCTTGCTCCTGGCGATAGGCTATAATCTTTGACCGAGTAGAAGTATCAGCCTCATCCAGGGGAGCTATGATGGAAGCAAAGGCTGCATTAACCGAGTCAATATGTGCTTTGATCGGCTTAAGATAGCCAGCTTTTAGTTCGTTTAACGACTTCTTTAACTTGCTGATCAGAGACAAATCATCGGTCGCTGGTTTTAGATCGGCTACCGCCTTAATATCTCTGGATATTGCATAGTCCCTCAATTTCCTGGCTTCTTCAGACAACTGTAATACTGCCGGGTCATACTCAGGGCCAACCTTAATGATGGCCATTTGCCCTGGTGAGCCAGAGGGGACAGACAAATCTAATGGAGGCTCAAGTGTTATTTCAGTGGCTTCAACTGGTAAATGCTTGGGTGCGAGGCAAGCCCCAGGGTCTACCCGTATTACAGCCTCAGTCTCGTTAGGGACACTCCTATTCGGAACACCCACAGATTCAGAACCAACATAATTATCGCATTTGATGATATTATCGTTCCCCCGACCATCACCAAACTCTGCTAATAATGCAGTGCAAGCAGGGAACTGATCGTAAAGATTGCAGGTATCGCATAGGTTTATCTTTGTATCAATTGGCTGTACCAGCGATCCCGCCGGTATTATTTTTACTTTGTCACGGAAGGCTTCAATCTCAGATTCGGACACATCGATGACGCTAACCTTTGCCTTTCCGATGGTATCCCGGACTGGAACAACGACAATATCATTAACCTTCAGCGTATCCTCGGAAAAGTAAGTGTATTCTCGTGGGCTTAATTCGCCGGTAGTTTCTGAGAAATACCTTACCCGGACTAGCTGCTTATGGTTCTTTGCAGTATTTTCCTTAATACACTGAGGGCAGCCCCTTTCTAATTCAAACTCTCCATGCGGACAATGGCCTTTCATCTTATCGCCTCCCCGATCATTTTATCAGTAACGGTCTTATGTTTTTCAACATTATGCTTAACTAGATCGATAAGCTGATCGAACTGATCCTTGCAATAGGCACACCTGAATTTAATCTTTTCAACCCGTTTCAAGCATTCCTTGGTATCCTGACAGACTGGAAAACCTACATCCCCCTGACCTCCGATGTGAACAGAAGTAACCCCCAATCCACCATCTACCGGCATTCCACAGTAATAACAGATTTTGGGTTCTTTACTCTTCATTTTAGCCTCCTTTTAACTCTGATAATACCATAAATGTAAAGCCTATGTCAAGCCTTTTAGTTTCTATTAGCCTGAATGAAGTCCAGCCAATCTACTTTATCCCGGACCAGATAATCCTCGCTTATCATCGCATACATCCAATTCCTTAATCTCTGCATTCTGTTTATCGCCTGGATTAACCTATCACCGTCTTTCATCTTTAGCCCCTCCATGCTTCCGGGTTACATCATAAATAATACGATCTTGCAAATATTCCCCTACTGATTCCCAATGAGTTCTTGCCCCATCTATCCGGCGCTGTAGTACGTTATAAACGTCAACAGGTAGACGAAAGGCTACTATTTTTGTCTTGCTAGATGTTCCATGTGCCATTGGGTTATCCTCCCATCTATTTCTTACTTTGGCGCTAGGTGTTTACACCGCTTTCTTGATCAGATAATCCCAAGTTCTCGCCTTAATTCCGGCTCCTGATCCGAACAAAAGCCCGCGAAGTCTTGATTCATCTGTATTCCCATTCCGATATATCCGGTAATGATCGACAAACTCGGCTATACCATTAAACGCCTGCCATGCTGTTCCCTGAATCTTCGGATTCTCCTGGCCCCGTCCTATATAAATCAGTTCTTCAGCCTTCTCAATCTGAGGCTTAAGAACTGCGCTAATAACTTCATCCGCTCTGGTTAATCCGAAAGAAGCAGCGAGTAGTTTAGGCATTTCACCGGCCGAAAGCTGATATTGAACAAGTCTCTGTGCTTGGCCTAACCACTTATCATAGAACCGAATGGATAATCCTAGAATCTCCTGCGCAGCATCTATGCGATGCCTAGCATTAAAGGTATGCTTGGAATAGAACCTAGTCCCAGCACTAGCGAAAGCACTCTGAAGCGTATTCCAACAAACTACGCGAATCGGAGTCCAGAACATTTGAAGGGCCATTGAACCATCATGTGAGTTAGTTAAAAGTAGATATCGCTTAATCTCGTCTCCAGCTATTTCGATTGATCCTTTAAGGTTAGCTAATATCCAGATTCTTTTTCCTCCTTGAAGTGAACCAGCGGTTTCATATACTGCTTTCCCGGTCCCGATTACCTGATCAAAAAACTGAAAGGCATCGTTATTCTGGATCGGCACATAGCGACTTCCTACAATACCATATACTCGGTGATCAGTCTTTCGAGTAACAGCCTTACTTTCAGTGATTTCAACATATTCTCCATTCTTAGTATAGATTGGTAAGAGTTCAACTTCCCAATCTAATCCAGCAACGGCTACCGCCTCTCTAGCCGTCTGTAGCCCAGCTACCTCTTTACCTAATCTGTGCCAAGGCGTTTCTCCGGCAAACATCATGGTTTCTACTTCGTGTGGCATGGGGTTGATTCCTCCTTTTTATTTTTGATTTCCATTATGAACTCAAAGGCAGATTTATAAAACTTGGTAGTAACCGATCTTCTTCCGTGTATGATCATACGATAATAGCTATGTGAGATACCTAACTGCCTGGCTAGTACCTTTTGACTTAAATGATACCCCGCCCGATAAAGCTCTAAGTATTCGAGTAAATCACTTTGGCTTATGTTCATCTCGTAGACCCCCCTTTCTTATATCTATAATATATTAGATAAAAAGGGTAGTATTTGTCTACAAATTATGACAAAACTGTTATATATTAAGGAGGCGTATGAAAGTCAGCGGAGGATTATGGTTACTTAATTATACCCTTTAGGAGGCGATAGAGCATCCAGCAAGAAACAGCCAGGAATATCCAGAAGATTAACATTAGATAGGCTATCATTATAGTCGAGGTGGGGATAATACAAAGGAGAAACCTGAGTAACATTCCATAGAGCACGGCACAGAACAAGATCAATATACTCTTGGCCCGAGTAATATGATAAATCTTCCAAGAAATTATACAGCAGATCACGGCTACAATAACGCTTAAATAGTTAGCTATCACTTGTCTTTTTCTTCCCTTGCTAGAATTTCTACCCGTGTCCGGGCTAATAATAGTGAGAAGGCAATTGATTTACTTAAATCATGGTTTTCTTCTAAGGCTTCTTCCATCAACGTAGCCAAGCGTTCCAGTTCACATATAGTTAGATGTTCGTTGACAAATTTACTGACTAAATAATCACGTTCTTGGTGCGCAGGAGAATGGATAATCTTTTCCAGATGCGGCTCAATAACCTTCCAGAACAGTTCATACTTGGACTCCATCATGGCTAGTCTCCGATCAATACTTTCCATTTTATCCAGGCGCTTACAATTATTCTTTGAGATCTCTTCTACCGCTCGGATACGCTCTTGCTGCTTGGTAATGAAGGAGAAATAGACGATACCTATCGTAATGAAAACTGAAAGGACTTGAGCTAACAAAGATAGGTCAATCACTTACTATCTCCGGGACGCTTACGAAAATAAAACTGCCACATATCGCCAAACTTAGCTAGAAAAATACCTGTAGCTGATCCCAGTCCTACTCCGGCTAGTGCATCCATGTTAATATTCATAAGCATCCAAGCCAAAAGCAAAAACCAAACTATCAGAAAGGGGAAGTAAATTATTGCCAGTATATCTCTAATACTACTTTCCCTTTTAACCTGCCTAGATTTCAATCCTAGAGTCTCTGCGTCACTCATTTATCACCCCCATATCCTGTAAGTAAGGCGAGTTTTCTAGATTAGTACAGATCGGGTATTCATCATCAGGAGTAAGATGCACGCCAAGTTCATTAGCTACCAAGCAGACCCACTCCTGACAGTTGACTTTATTATCCTTCCTAACTGGAAGAATAACTTTGAAATATGACTTTAACAGCCACCAAAGTCCGGTCCAGAAGCCTACCTGCCAGTCATAGGGAAGTTCACCATATTCCGAGTGAATGGCTACAAGATGTAGCGGTGTCACGCCATAAATCCCCATGAGGCGATAGATACGAGCTTTTCTCCCGGCCAGTCTTGAAACTGAAGTCCCTTTCTTCGATGTACTTTCGCTGGTGATAAAATCCTTGTTCTCGCATTCAGCCAAGATAATTCCCCAATGGAACGTCTTGGCCCCTAGTCTTTTACAGATCATCTTGGATAGCCACCCATTAGGCGGTGTGGCAAATAAATCACCCGGTTTAATATCTAGCATCTTAATCTCCTTATCCAGAACGGTATCTGTAATAGAAAGAACAACAATACTGCGATTGATAGATAAAGCTCGAAAAGTAAAACGGTCCTGTTAGTTTCAACCAAAGCATACCCTTTATATAATTGATAGAAGGCCCATATCCAGATCGAGCTCAACCAGATTCCAACAATCACGTTGATTAAAATAATTATGCCCCCACCGAAGAAAGGAGAAAACTCCGATGGGGGCTTCTCAAAGGAGGTGATGCCGCGATGGTTGCTGGTTCCCACCGCCCGCCTCCGAAAGGCGGCTAATTTAAGATTCATTTGTGCCTCAAATGCCTGGCGAGAATCGCATCTAATCTCTGCGAAGGAGTATCGACCCATATCTCGTTTTCATCATTATCGATGTGATAATTCGTTTCCATGATAAAAAAGGTTCTGAGCGCATCACGGCTAACTACATCTAAGGTTGCTGATGCCGGCACCAAATCGATAATGGTAATCGTTTCTCCAGCCCGTACCCAGGAAGACGGATATTTAACCTTGTTAGTATCATAGACAAATCCGCCTAATGTCATAGTTTCTACTGCTGGCCATAAGTCTTTATGCTCGTTTAGCCATCGGTCCCTCTGCGCTTGTGCTGAAGCTAACGAAACAGGGCCTAGATTCGGGATAGCATACTGTCTGGCAACTCCATATTTCGTCTGCGAATCTGTATTACTCGTAACTGCTGTCCTGGTAATAGCTCCCCCCGCTTCATAGACTGAATATGCTGAGTTCCAGAGATCGGCAGCTCGGTAATGAAGACGGAATCTCTTTAAATCCTTGAGATAAACCATCCATTTAATAGTTGATGTGCTCCGCACCCTTAAGTAAGGAATGCGGTCTTCCCATATTGCAAAGTAATACTGGTTTCCTGATGTATCTCCAAATTCGAGTAGCTTTTCTATTAGATCGCGCGGCGATTTATCAAAATAATCTTCTTCGCTCCAGGCACTGTTAATCGTGATATCGGTAGTATCGAAGTTGGTATAGTCATTTTGAATCTGCGGGCATTGTGCCGTAATAATGGCCTGGATTACAGTCGAAGCTACATCATTATAAGCCGTCGAATATTTACCATCATTCATGCTGGCCCAATACCCGTAAGCCGTACCTCCACACAATCCGGCATCAATAAAGACATCCTGAATTCGACCTTCCCATAGAACCTTGCCTCGATCTTCTATTACAATCCGATAGTACATTCTCTTGGTCAACCATTCCCAGGCTTCAGCCAGTTCGGTTCTTAAAACAAACTCGAATATACTGAATCCACCGTGTAGTTTGGTAGAAAACCTTGACCTTTGCAGGCGAGGTAAGATGTTCCCGTAAGAAACAGGAGAACTAAGATTACGATCATAGAGCTTGATTTGCAGCTCATCTTTCATATTACTAAATACCTCGGCTGATATGTAATCGTAGAAGTAAAATCCATATCCTTGTTATCATCCCGGAGAATATAGATTCTGGTATTCTCGCGCCCAAGATCAAATGGAATGCCCTTTGAATTGCGTATATCAGATACCTTATCGCTCCCATCGATGGTATAAACCTGTTTTGGTGAAGAAATACCATCAATAGCTAGAGTATCAGTGTTGATCACATCGGCAACTATGACTATGCCTTCATCTATCGAAAGCAAGAAGATAAAGTCTACATCCATGTTATAATCTTCGCCAATACTAAACGTATCCAGACTTTTAATGAATAATCTAAGCTCAATCGTATTATTGCCTGCAATTTCGCTCTCCTGGACCGGAGGTAAGTTTAAGAGCCCAAGGTCTAGCGTTTCCCAGGTGTTATGCGCTGAAACTGTGTAATACTCTCCATTTGCTTCTACAGGCGAATAAGTACGTCCTCCATAGCTCCAGCCTATTCCAAAGCCGGGATGATCATAATCGTTAGCATCATCGCAGACTACTCTTACCCGAGCTAGAACTCTAAATTGACCCCTTGGAACCGTGGAAATGGTAAAGTTTAGCCGACACATTTCTACGTCATTTTCACTACCTATTCCAATCTGAGCCAGCATCCGGGCATACGTATCTCCCGAAGCCTGGCTAAAATAGGCCGGATAGCTAAAGTAATCCGGCCCGGCTTCTATGGAGGTAAACGAAGAATAGTCTTCGCCTTCTAGCCATAGATCATCAGTCTGCCTAGTCCCGGTTCGCTTAGCAACCCAAACTTTCTTCGTTCCGGTTGCTGAAGCTTGGGCAAGTTTTATATACATCCTGGCAGGTACATCTCCATAGCCTTCTGAAGTAGAGATATCCTGATAGTTAACTTGAGCTTCTGAAGTATATAAGACAAACAGATAATCAGTTCCGGCCGAAGAAGCCCAAGTAGCTCCGCCGTCAATGGAAAATAATTTATTCCCGCCTGCGAACGTAGCGCCTGCAGTATCCTTACGCCATGAAATATAATTAGCTCCGGCGAAGCCAGCACCGCGAATTACCAAGGCATATTGAACGCCGTTAGATAACGATACCGGAGTCCCAAACGTAGCTACTAGCCAGACATTATCGACTGTCTGTATCAAATCTCCATTAACTGTCGTACTTCCTAACGGTGCTCCAGTAGGCTCTCCGGCCGAGGTAGCATAAATTTCTACGGTAATCGTTCCCGGTGAACCAGTCCGGCTAATATATATAGCTACCCTTGTTAATGAATAAGCTGACGGCGTGGTAAATGTCTGCGCTGCCCAATCATTAGCAGCATTAATATCATCACTACCATCGTCATTTTCTAAATAGGACTGAATAACATCGTATGTACTCTGCGAATTATCTATCGTCGCTGAATTTATACTTTGATTCGTATATCTTCCGAAGGGAAGGCATTCCAAGGTTAGAAGCGCATTAACGATAAAGTATCTTCTCACTAAAAGAACGCCCAGATATCCGGTAGGCAGTCTAAGATCGCCACGCATTACATCAAAAAAGGTAGATTCTCCGTTAGAATCCCCCCACTGTAGTTCAAGATAATATTTTGCTCCATATCCCTTAAGAGAACGATATTGAGCATCGTTAAGCATTCTCTGAATCTGCCGGACATTAGTTTTTAGATCAGATAGGGATGAGCCCCAAATCTTAATCGGCAAGGTAATAGTCCGGTTTTCATAGACTGCATAGGCCAATGGAGCTCCATCTTCAAATCGAGATGTAATGTAGCTATCGCTTACCTTTGGCGGCGGCATAGTAATGGCTGACTCTAGCAAGAGCGCATCGCTACCTGAGAATAGATCAACGGTAGTAGTCCCATCACTCAGCTTGACCCGCATCAAGGCCATTACTCGACTTCCTCCCGCTTACGCACTACGTTTCCAGCAGAATCTACAACATATTCACCATAAGGATTAGCCAGATCGACCCTGATAGTAATTGGCCCAGGTAGCCCTTCAATAGGAATCATGCCCTTTGTGGGAATACCGCCCCCTCCACCAAACGCAGAAGGATAGATATTTTCAGTCATATATAATTCTTTTCCAGCCCAAGCTTTTTGCCAGGCTAGATTGGAAGAAGATTCGGTTATTGCATTCATTAAAGCCATATAGCGTTCAGTTTCCTGATTTAGCCTCTTAAGGCTTAAGATATTCTGCTCTTGAGCGAAGGTTATTTTCTGTTGGCTTTCGGCTACTCTATCGGCAGCAATTGCTAAAGAACTATAAGAATTAGATGTTTCCTGAATTGCCGTATTCTGCGCTGAAAATGAAGATATAACATCCTTACCTATCATTACCACCGAAGTTAAGGCCCCGGCCAAAGCGACTCCAAACCCAGCCAGCATCGCCCATCCAGCCGGACCCGAGGCGGCTAACATCGCAACCAGAGCCACTACTGCATTCCAGGCAGCTACTGCGGTTGCCGATATTGCAGGTATTAACGATCCAATAAAGAACGCTGCCAGCAGCTTGAACCCTGCTATGAGGCTTGGCAGGAGGATTAAAATCGGCCCGACTACAGATAAAAGAATACCAAAGGTTAGGCCCAAATTTGATACGGCTGCCAATAATGCCGGATGAGCCTGTAGCCAGGCTATTGTCTTGTTTAGCAACTCTGCTAAATACGTTACTAATGGAGCTACCGCCTGACCTACTGAAATCCGAAGCTGGTTGAAACTATTCTTGACATTATTTAGAGTCGCTGCCATTTTCTGATCATGCTCAGCATAGGCTTTTACCGCCAAACCGAACGCAGCTACAATCCCAGCTCCCATTAGTACAGCTTGACGGCCTACGCTCTGGAAAGCGCGATCTAATTGAACCGTCTGTTTCGTAACCTTATCAATAGTTCCCGAAGCCTCATCTCTGGCCCTGATTAAGATTAAAAGCTCAGCCAGACTCGCCATCAGTAAGCTCCTTCCACATCTTAGCCATTGAAAGAGTCATTTTAGAAGCATCGATTTCATATTGTGCCTTGGCTTCTCTCGCTAATCTGGCCTCCATAACCGGGATTACCAGATTAGGATTCTGCCTTAAGGCTACATCCGGTAGACAGTGAAAAGTCTCGCACACTGCACCTATCATTTCAGCCTCAGTTATATGCCCCCCGAAGATACTGTTTCGGAGGGCATACAGGCGTTTTTTCGTTCGCTCTTTGTTTCATTTCCCATAAGTCCGATCAGGTAAACCAGCTCATCGGCAGTAAGCTCAAGGAAAACTTGAGGATTATCCCTTGGTTGTGATAATGGATTTCCCCTCAAGTCTGTCCAATTCCAAGCCATAATCCTTTTAGTTAATCCATTACATAGTTGAGTAATAGAATCTTCTGCCCTGCTTAATGAGAAGTTTTGCGCCATGCCAGATAGCCGATTTGCCATGATCAGATCAGACATGGTTAAGCAGGGGATAACCTCAACCCATTCTCCTTTGTGTAAATAATAAGGTGTTCCCGGGTCAATGATTGTCTCCTTTTCCAAATCAATTATCCGATTCAGGAAAACAGCACAATCATCGCTTGGTATCCGCTTTACCGGAATCTTGGATTCTCCTTCCATTACATACCTCCTTTATTAGGTTACATTTATGGCGGGGTTACATTTCTGGTATTGGCTCCGCTAACCTGAAGTTCAGCAGAATAGGTTATCGCGCCAACTACTGAACAGGTCAAGCGGTATGTTTTAACGTACGCATTGCCGCCATAAGTGGGCGCATCTGCTCCCGGTCCACTTCCCGTAGGATCAGACACATAAGCTTTAGGTCCGGCACCGATAGCTCCATAAATTTTAGCATCACCCTGATTTGCAGCAAGATCAGCAGCCCCGTTTAGCGTAAACCTATTCTTGGGTAATCCTTCCACACAGGTATCGGCTGAATCAGCAAAAGCAGTTACATCCGGTAATGTGACCTCGGTTAGCATTTCGATAGACTCTAGTTCATCTTCGATCTGTACCAAATCAAAACTAAAGTCTGCATTCTTTCCTGGTATTCTTGCCATGTTTTACCTCCTTAAGTTCCCTTTTCTATTCCCACCGCTACCATCACGGTAACTGAAGTGAATCCACTAAAGGCTGAAATGTTTATTCGCTTATAGGCTTCCGTAGCTGAAGTTACTGTCTTGCGCTGTACGCTTATCCCGGTAGCTGCATCAAAGGTAATTAAATCAGCATAAGGATCGCCAACTCCATTATCAGATGATTCCTGTACCTTAACTGTGATTGAGCCGGCACCTGTTACTTCCAGCACTCTTAATACGGCGACATATATCTGCCCCGCAGTGCTGGCATCAACATTCTGTCCGGTCTTAGCGCCAGTAGCAGTAATCGCTCCGTTATAGAGTACGGTTGATCTAACAATGTTATCGCCCTGCCAGGTAACATTAAGCAGGATTGCTCCTTCTACCTCCAGGGTTCGCGGCTCATCCTTAATTCTGGCTAACAGCTCATAGCCTATAGCTCCGGCGGGAGCCAATGTTCCGGGGTAAGCTCCCACCTTATGTTCATTCCCATCTATAGCTGCCCAAGTATGCTGATCGTATTGATTTGCTACACCATCAAAGAAGCCGTTTAATTTAAGCGAACTCTTTAGCTTGGCTTCCACTAAGGTTTCGGCTAAATCATTCGGAGCAGTAACCGCAGGCAGAACATTATCTATCAGTAATTCAATGGCATTGGTACGCCCTGAATAATCGTATTGATCCATGTAAACTTTGGCTGACTTCCCTGATCCCCTGCTCATGTATAAGTACCTCTCGTTACTTTCCCGTTTACCCTTAAGAAGGCGGTAGCTTCAATATCGCTTCCGATAACAGAACTAATCACAAACCTTTCGACAAGGCAGTTCCCTGAATACTTTGTATTCGTTGCTGATTTACCGCGAGGGCCATAATCAAAGGCAACCGCATTGTCGCTTTCAACTAAAGGTTCTAAGACAGTATCCGGCCCCACATTAGCATCGACAGACCACTTTAGATCAACCTCAAAACTTATATTCGGCTTACCCTTTACTGAAGTCATACCTTCATCGGCAAAGGCCATAACATCATATAAAGGATATTCCCCGGGAAGACCTCTGATTGCGATTACATAGGCTGAAATATCCCTGAGTGTCCCTCCGGTATCGGTTATCTGAAATACGCTCAAGCCTGAATCAAAAAAGGTCGTTACCATTTTATTTCCCTGATAAGGTCGCTACTATCCTCTTACCCATATCATTAACGATTTTCTGAACATCAGACTCTAATCTTGCAAAAACCCTCTTATGATAGGGATTAGCTGCCGCCGGACCAACTGACTTTCTAAAAAACTCTCGCCCACCAATATAGAAATGTAATGCCTTGACATTCTTGGCATGAACCGGCCCCCGTCCTTCTCGAACGATATATCCGTAAAATACGCCATTCTCAGACTGAGCAGGCTGTTTAACTTCCAATCTCTGATCTTCCGGCCCGCCCATAACCTCAAAATAAGAAGATCGCGCCAGTTTTCCGGTGATTTTAGGTGTCTCATCTGCTAACGGGCCTGTCCCCTTTGCAGGTACGAATAAATGGCCCATCATACGCAAGCCCTCATTTATACTGATGTTTATGATAGTATCAGCAGTTCTTAGCTGACCTGTTAATTCCCCTATCCCCTTAGCTTCAAAGACAACCTTCATTCTACCCTTCCCGGATCAATTATCTCTGTTACTTGAAGGTTTTGTCTTCTACCCCTATAGGCCCCCTTAGACTGTGTAATCAAATTTGGGGCGGTAGAAAGCGTCATTTCGGTTCTTAATACCCCTGATGTCCCATTAAGCCTCGGATATTGCGCTAGGATGTCACAGACCTTCTGAGTCTCAGTAGCAACTGAACTCTCTAGAGTAGTCATTTCGCCTCGCCAGGGAACTAAAACATCAACGTTATAATTCCATAACTTTTTATCCATCTTTAAAGTCGCGGCTTCTTGGCGGTGCGAATTATAAGAGACTATGGCTAATCTGTTTAATCCTTTAGCTAGATAGCGAGTATCATTTAGCACGCAGTTGGTATCATCAAAATCTGCGTGTAGCTTTATGGTAGCTACTATCGCTGCCTCAACACTTGCCTGGCTCACTCAGTTAAACTCCTTGATCCGGGATACATATCCATATCCCGAGTAAAGAATGGTACTTTTACTTCGCTATCATCATCTAACCGGCTCCCGGAATAAGTATTAGATAATCGTCCTTCTCTCATTCCTGCCCTTAATCTTCCTTCCTTGATTCTTTTCAGAAAGCGAGTTAAAAGCCTTTCATACATCTCTGATCGAGAAGGGGAAGTCCCTTCAATGTCTTCATCCGAGTTATAAGCTTCGGCTGGGATTGTACCGAGTAACCGAGCAGCAGCCCCGTATTCGTTAGCTGCCTTGGCTGCTGCATAAGCCGTCGCATAGTTCGCTGAGCTTATCGGTACTGTATAGCCATAAACATCTAACTCAGCGTTTATCTCAGCAGCCACGTTATCGAGTTCAGCTTCAGCCTGAGTTAAAGTCGGTACAGTCCCGGATCCAAAGGTCCGGGAGGTAACGATATCTCCAATTAGTCTTTCTACCCCGGCTACTGTCCCGTAAGTATTAGCTCCAGTTGCCATTTGGCTTGCTCCTACGACTTCTATTCTAAGCTGCTGTTATTAAGCCATGTGCTTGTATCCCAGCTTGAAGTGCTGTCAACACTGCCGATGCATTAGGATAGGCAACTCCGAAAGCTACTTCAATCGCATCGTTTATTCCAGCATCTACTACTCTTGCCCCAACTACTTGAGTTCCAGAAACTTTGTAGGTTAGAGTATCAACCGACAAGATAGTTGAAAGAGCACCCACGCTACTAACATTAAGGATATTCACCCATGCGCCAGCGTGATACCAAAGTTGCAAATTTGGCGTATTGCTTCCCGGCTCTAAATCAAGAGAAAAGGCCCTGTCTCTGCCATCATTGTGTAGCCTTAAGCTGCATCTATTATCCGTGTCTGATCGCACTGTGAAAGCCAGCTCATTGGCTCCCACTCCCAAGTCAGTAGCGCCATCCCCTAGGTGTAGTTTATCGCCTAAAAATACCTGAGCTGAATCGAGTGTAATCGGAGTGCCGAGTGTGCAAGAGTCGGTAGCTCCAGTGGTAAACGTGATGAAGGTTGAATCGTTTGCTCGAAACAATAACGTGTTCCCGTTTGTTGACCCCGAAGCTAAAATACTCCCGGCAGCAAAAGTCATATCACCAACATTAGTAAACGCTTGATCACCACCAGCAACAGCACCTCCCAGTGTTACCGCAGGAATTGTCCAAGTGCCTGATGCTGTCCAAGTTCCCTTAGCTACTGCTGAGTCGATGGTCTTCCCATCAAGTTCCTGGGTTGCTCCAAGTAAGCAGATCGTATCTACTCCTACACTGGCTGGAATAGAAATCAACCCTCCACCAGATGCTTGATAAAGTGAAGCAAGAATAGGCGTGGTAATTGTAGCATTGGCTATTTCACAGGTATCAGTCGCCCCGGTCGTAAACGTAATAAACGTCGTATCGTTTGCTCGAAGCAACAGAGTGTTACTGCTAGTCGATCCAGAAGCTAGGATGCTTCCAGCAGCGAAGGTCATATCGCCTACGTTGGTGAAACTCTGGTCGCCGCCTGCTACTCCCCCACCTAGTGTCACGGAAGGGATTGTCCACGTCGTAGCCCCTGCTGTCCAAGTCCCTCCAACATTGTACAAAATGAGATCAGGTGCAGATGCGTCAAAGAATAGACAAGCCTTTGAGTTACCGCCATCATTGGCAGCAAGCAGTATATCGCCGTCCGCAGTTTTATTAGCGATAATCAGGGTATTAGCTGCCAGTGCCGGAGTAACAGGCGTGCCTATAAATACTCCCGTTAAGGCCGTGTTAGCATTTAATGATGTACTTCGATTAAGGAGAACACCATCGGCATCAGTTCCCAGGGTAAACAGAACATCATCAACAACCGTAATTGCTCCAGTTATTGAAACGGCCCCCGTATTACTAACCGAGAACTTACTGACTCCCCCCGCTTGACAATCAAATATTAGACCCGAGCCACGCTGATTTACTGTCAATGCTGCTGAAGTATCATTAGCATTGATATAGCGAGCCCACTTACCTAAACTACCGCCCACTTTGCCTAACATCTCTACCTCCTAAAATGCGAATAGGTCCATATAGACTGTAGTAGTCTTCTTGGGATCGTCAGTTGGGGTTACACCATAAGCAACCCGGATTAGGTAAAAGGGAAACGGATCGTTTATAACCTCATAGCCCTTATCGTTTAGAGCGGTTACTGTAAACGATCCTATTAAGAACGTCCCTATATCTCCAACAGTTCCGGCATCATCGTGCATCCCATAGATTGTAACCGTTGCATCCTGATTAGCCTGATTATCTAATGCAACAGTCATTCTTCCTTTCCCGATAGATGCTACAGGATAGTCATGGTTATCCGTATCATCAGCTACAAAACTACCCTTCAACGGATTATTGATTATCGCCACTCGATCAGATTTAGCCTGGCCTTCGCCTAATGGTAAGACCGTCTCAACCGTAGTCCCCATGGTTCACCCCCGCTATTCTTCGTTTGCTAATGCTTGAAGGCGCTGAGTTTGCATCTGCTTTACCCTTATCCTGGCGATCTCGTCTGCAATCGCCTTCGCCTTCGGAAATTCACTTTGAATTATGGCTGCTGTCGTTCGATTAAAATTCATCTGTTTCAAAAAGCTTTCAGCCTGAGAATGATTCCCTGCGTTACGGGCACTTCTCATATTCTGCCTTGCCTGCTTATACGCAGCAATATGCTCAAGCATCTGGCCTGCCATGAGTTCCAATTCGTATTCAGGAGGAAGGGAATCATCAACCTTAAGCTTGCCGTCTTCTCCTATCAAAGTAGCAAGTAAAGCTTCATCATCCTCTTGGTCCTCACCCTTGGGAAGAAAGTCTACCAGCGTTTTCTTGGTTTCAGTGTTTGGCATCTAATGTGCCCTCCTTCAAAATTTTCCCCGGTTATTACGCCTGGGTTAAGGCGTTAATATTATTAAGGAGGAGGAAGATTTTCTCCCCCCTCCTGTTCTTTTATCTAGGCAGGGACTAACTGATCGCCCACCTTCTTTAGTCCTTTCTCCATGCGCTCTCTTGCACTTGGGAAGGATTTAGAATCGGTTATTTCCGGTTCAACTGAAAGATGCGAGAGTTCAACCCCCTCAGTCTTAGCCTTAACGCATCTGCTATGAGCCCATAAACCATGTCGAGAACCATCAGCGTTGATTTTATCAATCACACCGCTAACTGCATCGCCAAGTAAAATCGACTCACCGCATACCGGGCAGTTCTGCTCCCAGGTTGGGATACCAAAGCCTGCTGTACGATCTACATAATGCCAGGCCCCACCTTCACGAAAGTAGAATCTATGATTCGTAGTATCGAAAGCAAGCTCCCCATCAATATCAGTCGCTCCAGCCTCACCATCACCCGGCGCTCCCGCTTTGGTTCGGATAACGATTGATCCTACTGAAGCATCTATCATCTGCCCCGGTAAAATGTATGAGGTAGTTTTTGTACCACTCGTGGTAGTCGTTAAAGTCAGATCACCGTTGGCTGCTGAGTTACCCAGAAGGGCATTCCCGCCTAGCTGCAAATCAGCTCCCACCAGCACATCGTTAGCAGTATCTACCGATAGCGCCGATATATCGCCATCGCCAGCCTGATTTCTCCATGCCAATACACCAGCATTGGGTAATCTAAGATAACCGGAAGCTGCCGGGCTAGCCCCGATGGAGACATAGCCGGCACCGCTCATTGTCAGGTTGCCAGTAGTACCACTGATTGACTGATCAGCAAAGCCGATACCAGCCGAAGCCGTTATCGCGCCGCCGCAAACCAGAGTAGAAGCAAAACTCACTCCACCAGCTGCAACCCTTAATGCCCAGTTAGCTGATCCTTCCGTTGGCGCACCAGCGATGTAAACCGTGGCTGCTTCTGTGATGGTATCAGTACCGCCCTTAGTGATGTTTGGCTCGCCAAAGTAGGCAGTAGCTATTACCGCATAGGTACGAGTATTATTAGCCGTTGTGTAGGCTCCACCAGGCGCTACCCACAGGTCAGCATATGAGGTATTGGCATCGCTTCCGGTATGGGCAACCCGATTGATGAAAACCATTTTGTCAACATCCGAAGTATCGGTATTTGAACCCATCACAATCGCGTTCTTAGCACCATCAATATATAAGGCATACGCCCTATCATTGGACTCAACGCGATAATCCACATCCGCCGAAGCTTCATTAAACACTACCGTACCTGTTTCAATGCTAACCAGCTCCGCGCCTCCTGCCATAAGCACTAGATTGCCACTAGCTGAATCGATAAATCCGTCCGTGGCATCGTGCCATATCTTGATGTAGTCCGTAGCCGGGGTTGTATCTGAGTGAATGTATAGCGATGGATGTGTATCTGCTACTACGTCCCAGTCAGTAGCTACCGCCGTTTTATCAGTGATATGTACTGCCTGGTTGGCATCAGCAAGACCTATCACAAAACTATGATTTGACGCATCGCCTGTACTCCACCTGATAACCGCATCATCCGAAGCACCAAAGGTAAAGTCTACTGCATCAGTTATCGTTGCTTTGTGAACGTGGTTTGATCTGGCAAATGAAGTCGCAGCTCCTTCCGCATCCGCAGCAGCAAGCCCGGCCGAAGGTGCAGCACAGGTTATGCCGTGAGTATGATCAATTCGGGCTACTTGAGCACTTGAGCCTCCAGCAGCAGTATCATCCGGCGCTATATTCCCCGGAGTTACCCCATAGCTCCAGTTTACCTTTGAGCCGGGAATCGCATTATCGGCTATCTTGGCTGCACAGAAGGTTGAGTCCATAAAAAGATCAGCGAATATCGCCCTAGATGTCGCATCGCCAGCTCCAAAGAATGCGGCAGCTACTTTGGCCCTTCCAGTTGCATCCGCGCTAAGACAGCCATTAGCTAGTTTCGCCGCAGGCCAAATGCCATCCTGAAACGGTGCTCGCCCCGCAGCATCGGCGGTAAAGGCGTCAGCAGCAAACGCAGTGGGCCCGATCTGTCCACCTTTAGTTGCCCCGCTATGATCGTGAGTCCCTAAAGCATGAACGTGATCAATCCGGGCTAATGTCTCGCCAGTCCCTACCGCATTTGCGGTCCCGGTCCCGGCCGCGGCCATGCTTCCTACCAAGCCATAGTTAATCGCGTGAACATGATCGATTCTCGCGGATTTAGCAGTTGATCCGGCTGCATTAGCAGCGCCAATCCCCGCTGCTGCCATTTCCCCGGCAACCCCATAAGTTACCGATGCTGAAATAGCTTTGGAGTTAGTCCCATCGTGATCATGCCCAGTTGTAGTATTGAAGGCTGATTTAACCTGCTTCAAGAACCTAAGAAGGTTTCTTTGAGATGAAGCAGTTAATAAACTAGAGTCTGCCATTTAGTTCCTCCCCTGTTATTACACCCTCACTATTCCAGCAGGAGAAGCCTTTCTCGTTATCTTTGGACTCTTACTCGGTGTTATTTTCGGAGGCTGGAGTAACCTTTGAAACTCTATCTGTTTCAACAGTTCTTCAACAGGAGGCAAACTCGCATCGCCTACCGCAAAGCGATTGGCAAGCATAATATCCTTTCTCGGATGCCCTGCTTGAACTATCCACACATCCCCACCATATCGCTCTATCGGTATATTGCAGGCACATCGGCATACTTCCGGTGGACACGCCTTACATCCCGTTCCTACCTGGCCAGCGCACCCGCTTTCCTGGCATGGTGAATTCGCCTCCTGCGAACACTGACAATCTCCGGCCGGGGCAAACTCCCATCCGCCCCATCCAAATCTCTTGCGAACTCGATAAGCCTCGTATGACATCACCCTTTCTCCTTTTCTTAAGCTACGCAATCAAGGTAGATATACCCATGCTGTGAGCTCACTATCTTAGGATCATAGTGAGTAAACACACGGGTTACATCTGACCTTACATTCTCATCCCGGTACTTCTGAACCGCCCAGGGTACGTTACCGACTTCATCCCATATAAAGGTAAAGGCACCGGTAGCGACTTCAAGAGTCGGATTATTCCTTACCAGAAACAGGGCATTATCAGTCCAGATATCAGCCCCGGTAAAGGAAGCCGTACCTGGCGTTTTCTCTGCTGCCGTATTCTCGATAGAATCGCCCACTACTAGGGATTCAACCCCAAGAACTGCAGCAACCAATTCTGGAGTCATAATTCCCTTTTGTGTGTGCTTATATTTATCGAGAATAAGGGGATGTTCCTTCAACTTTTCCCAGGCCAAGGCACCCACAAACAAGATATTAGGCTCTGCTCCAGTATTACGCCGGATAGTCCGCTTCGCGGTATCCGCATTGGCAATCGGATCAGAGTTATCAAAATCGCTCCACTGGTTAGTCCCGGTTAAGGTTGTAGTTGTTCCCCACACACTAGTAACAAACATCCCGGCGGCAACATCCTTCTCCAGTTCTAGCTCAAGTAAATTAGTAAGGAACTTGGTATCAGTTACTGCAACATCTTCCGGTGTTTGGCTGGCATTCCTAATCGAATCATCCAGTGGTTTCTCAAAGCCACGTTCCTTAGTGGAATAAGTAGATGTGCTTACCCCATATCCAACCCGGGTATATGGCCCACCGGGTGCTCTCATAGCGCCGGCTAATCGCCTGAACCAGTAATCACGGGTATAGATAAAGAATGTTCCTGATTGCTGATCCCTCTTAGCTATAGGTGCTATCTGATCCCATAGAAAGCGTTTGTTTTTGAATCCGATACTAAGATCAGTTAATACCGGATCGACAACTCTTACATCTTTAATAGTTGGTAATGGCATTTCTCGTTATCCTCCCTCACTCTTATTCCTTGCCTATTGGCTGAGCAGGATAAAGTAAGACCGAATGGACCTCGGTATCGGCTCCGGCTTCAAGTGCCAGAGCAACATGATACAGGTCAACCCCATCCTGGGCGGCAACAACAGCATCGGTAATTAGCTTTCCATTATTATCCAAGGAAAGGCTGTCCCCTACAGATACATTGTCGCCATATTCAGCCTTACATACCCCGCAGTAAGCTACTTCCGCAGCCTCACCGGATGCCGGATCATTTTGCAGAATTCCTATTGGCCTATCTGGTGCATTAGCATTTGATATCGCTACCACCTGTAAGGCTGTAGAATCCATTTTCACAGCCCGGTATTGAACCACAGTACCACTGGCCTTAAGCCCCGGGATTGCTATGAAGTTATCAACCATGTTTCCCATGTTCTTTTATTCCTCCCTCTCATCGCTTACAGCTCTGTAATATTCGCGATATCCAGCCGGGTCCTCAATCTGAAGCTGTACCAAGGCTTCCGGGAAGGATATCTTCTTCTCGCCAGCCCTAGCTTCAACTTTCTTGGCAAAGGCGTGGGTATTTTTGATATCCGATTTCTGCCCCGGCTTCGTGCTGCCAATGACCTTTAAGGCTGCCTGTGATGCGGTATTAGCAGCCTGATAGCTGGCAACTATCTTATCAGCTATTTCCTTCCCGGCTTTTTCCTCGACCTCGGCTAATTCTTTTGCCATATCTTCAGGCTTCCCCTGAATGGCACTAAAGGCAGATGTTATCTTAAGATAACTCTCCACTCTCTGCTGATGCTCGAAACGCTTAATCATCTCTGCCTGGGTTTTTAGCGTTTCCTTCATGCTGGAAAACTCCTTCATGGCTTCAGGCATCTTCGTGGTCTGTTCTATCAGACTGGCAATGGCAGCTAAGATTTCTTCTAGAGTAGCCGTCTCTGGAAGTCCTAGCCCTTTTGCGATAGCTTTAATTTCTTCCACATTTCCCTCCTGATTATTTTGTAGGCTATCTTTAGATTCTGAAAATACGATTGCTCCCTTTCTCGGGGCTCCGAAGACATTAACCCGATCTAATCTGGCAGCTTTAACCGCTGGTTCTTCAACTCCTAAAAGAGCTACATCGGTAATCACAAACTCAAAATCGCCAACGCTTTCTTCTATTTCTACACTTACAGTTGAATACATCCCTGACTCGATCAGGTTGGCGATAGGTTCTGGAACATTCTCAAAGGAAGCAATTAGAAGATCGCCTTTTCTTTCCAGTTTAGACATCCGGCCTAATGAACATTGCCCCTTGCCACCATCTCCGGTAATTATTTCTACCGGAACGCTTAGCTTCTTGGCGATTTCCCGATTAAACGAATCTGCGGTATGCCCTGCTTTTAATGAGACTATAATTGGCACATTGGCGATAAAGGCATCTACCATTTTATCCAGCTTCGCCTTATCCCACTTTCGAGTTATACCCATAGAATCGGTATGTTCTCCTGTGCTGAAAATCTTAACATTAGAGATGGTTTTTAATTCCGGGGCCTGCATCTGCGATCCGATTAACTTAGACCATCCCCGTTGAGTATTTACCCAACCCATGGATTCAAGATGCTTTACCGCAGAATCATAAGCATCCCGATCATCCGCCCCCTCATTGCGCTTTACTTCGTATGCCTCAACAAATACCTGAAACAATTCCCCGGGCATCGCACTACAAGACATTTCCCCAGGCCACTGTCCGGTAATTCGATGTTCTAGCCAAGCGCAAAAGCCTTCTGGTGAAGCCTTATCACCATTTCGAGAGATACAATCCGCAAAATCTTTATATGGGCCGAATGGACTCATTTTCCTTAATCTTTCTTTCCCATTTGTCGAGCTCCTAAAAAAATAACCCCGCCGAGCAGTTTTCTACCCAACGGGGCTAATCTCTTGCCTGTATAAGGCGGTTATCCGCCTAGATTACGTAATATACCTAATTCCTATTATATATGAGAACTGGTATTTGTCAATAGTCTATCGTTCGATAGCTCGTTTAGTTCCCTGATATTAATAACCGTAATATGTCTCTTTCCATGCCGTCGATCCATGATAACTAATTTGTTATCCCTAATCTCAGCCAGCTTTTCTCTCCCACAGCAATCGCAATAGATACTGTATACTCCGTCTTTCCTCTCGCTGAAACGATTAATCATCATAAACTCCACGTTTCCATTTACCATCGCGAAAGACTTCAATGTGACAACGGCAATTAGATAAAATAATCCCCTGTCGTTGTGATATAATGTTAGCCAGATAATAACCACTAGAAGTTTGAAGGTCGTAAGCATGGCCAGAATAGTTGAATTTGATGATATTGGTAATCTTATCCAGCGTTACCAATCGAGTGAAAGCCTCTTGAAGTTGTCGGGTAATTTGGGGATAAGCCGCGGGGTTATCGCCCATGCACTCAAAAGACAGGGAATTCACCTTCGGACTCAAAGCGAATCCGAAAAGCTTAAGTGGTCGAAAATGACGCCCGAACAAAGGATTAACCAAATCGCTTCTTATCATACGGCTATCCGCGGTAGCAAGCGAAGCCCTATTGATCTTCATAAAAGAGCCAGCAGCCGTCAGCGGTCTTGTAGCCAGCAATCCTTCACTGAACGGGCTATCATTTCCGGATTGGAACTGATTGGAATTAGTTTTATCCCTCAATTGGCTATCGGGAAATACAATCTTGACATCGCCATCCAAGAACCTCCCATCGCCGTGGAAATCATCGGCCATAATGGGCGAAAGTGGACTAGTATAGATTCCAGATACTACCGCGAACGTGTCCCATATCTTCTCAATCAGGGCTGGCACGTCCTTATGATAATCATTGACAATAATCATCGGCGTCTTACTGAAGGTGCTATTGATTACATAATCGCCTTCATTCAGGGACTTCGCGCGAAGCCAACCCTTTGGCGTGAGTACAGGGTGATTGGCGGTAATGGCGATTTCAACACCACCTTGAGTAATCAATTTCAGAGCGGGACCTGTATAACTTAATCTGGCTGCTAATTCCACATCATTCGAATCTATGATATTACCAGGTAAAACTGCATTCCCGCGACAAGTTACCTTCCCGGCCGGGACTGTTGGCAATGTATACCATCCGCCAGGATATTCTCCTTCTAGTTCCGGACATCCAAAGTAGCCATCGCTTCCACGCTGGCAATGTTCAGCCATAGGATCAAGTACCCATCGTACTGGTTCTATCTCTCCACCAGAGTGTAGACGCTCGGCCTCACGTTGCAATCCTAGCGACTTTTGAACCTCGAAGATAGTTACCCATGCCGCACCCGAATACTGGCTGATTAACGACTCACCCATACCGAATCCTTCTATCATTAGTTGAGAATTCAATGCTTGCCCTGTCGCAATGGTAGGAAGTAATTTAGCATGAATATTGGGGATTAAGGATGCAGTTACCATTACGGCTATATCATCCTTTTGCATGGAGACAACACTCTGAACTAAATCAGTTTCAAATCGAGATTTAGCTGAAGCCCTAGCTGCTCGATCTACCCCCTGCTGAACAATCGAGATCAATCTATCCTTAAGTTCGTTTAGCTTGGCCTCGAATATGGTATTAAGGGAAGGAACTAATAACCCGGCAAGAGTAGCCTTTTTGAGTGATTTTCTAACATCCATGCTCCAGGTTTTATAAGTCCGCTCTAGTAATCTTTGCTGGCGGTTAGTTACTTCTTCCCAACTTCCAGGGCTCGGCCTTAAGTTCACTTAGTACCTGTCTTTATAATATCTAAGAGACTTGGCTTCTCCGGTTCCCTAGGAATACCCCTTTCGCTTTCCGGTAATTCGGGCCAGTTCATCAATTCTCTCAGATTATCTTCATCAGTATCCGTTGGCGTAAATATTTTTATCCCGGCAGCCTTTTCCAATGCCTGAACAATATTATTTATGTCTATCTGCCCGGGATCAGCCCAAGCTAATTTCGGATAACCGGATATCCCCGGAAAGTGATTATACTGGAATAGATACGGAATAAGCTGCTGATTCCATGCTGGTAGAATAGCCTGCTGAACTGCGCCTAGATGTAACTGAAAGAACGCCTGGCTACCTTTAACCAATGCCTGAGTACCTACGTTATCCATGCCTAACTTCAGGAATTGAGCAAATGCTCGGCCCAAGATCATCTTCTGTAGACGTTCAATGATAACCGAAACGTCATATGTTTTATTTCCTGATCCATAAGGCCCAACGTCAACCCCAAAGGGTAAGACTAGAAACGAAGCTTCATCAATCCGAAGGGATTTTAAGGCATTTCTGAGATCGGTCATATCGCTATCAGATATATTTCCTTCTGGTAACTTGGCTACTGGCATACCGCCTACATCTCTTTCAACTCCGATAGCCTCAAGATTCTCCAGATCGCGGCACATTCTCCATGGCCTAAATAATGAGCGTAATAAAGCATGGCCCTGCGGATTCCCCTTCCTTCCCCTCATAGTAACATGAACGCACTTTTCTAGCGGAATCTCCATGATTTCTCCGCTATCAGGATCACGCTGATAGAATATCTTAGTTGTATCCCTTTCTGATCCTTCGCCAAAGCCCCACTTATATAAAGTCTCCTGGCCCCGGGGATCGAGATTCTTGATCCAGATATGACCATCGGTTCGTTTTTCCAGAGTTATCTCGGCTATAGCAAAACCAAATTCAACGCACTCAAGCATATCCTGAACATGATCTAGCCATAGCTGCTGATTCATATTATGTATATTCTTTTCCAGAAATTCAGCAGCCAGTTTATCTTCTAGCCCCTCCGAGACTGATTCAACTGTTATCGGTGCTTTTAACAGAGGAAGTTTGATTGCATCCAACATCGTAGCAATAATACAATCATCGCGCATCTCAAGATAGTTCTTAGCTTCTTTATCCCATGACTGAAGCATAGATAGGTATTCTTCATTTACATATCCAGCTAGGTTTTTTAATCCCCTGACTCCAAGAGCTAAAAGAGGATTACGTTTAGTTGTAATCCTCTCACTATATACGGTTTTATGACCATTATTTTCCATCCTACGCCCCCTTGTCGCTAGGGTAACACAGGTAACTACCTATGTCAATGCTCAGCAATTATATCCTCGGCATGGATTAAAAGACCTTCATTAGCAACCACAATATTACCGGACCGGCCCATTTCTATCGTTGCCTTTATGGTCAGAGCTATATCATGCTCCGCTGCCGGATGATATAGCCTCAAGGCTAATCCATTATTAGATAACTGTTTCACATCCCGAATAGTCCATCCCTTTAAGCTAGTAGCCATTTCTGTTATATTAGTAAACTTGATTTCGCTCATTTAAGTTCTCTCCACTTACTTTCTGTTCTTTCACTTATAGGGATTTTACCTAAATCTACCCTCCTAGGCTTATAGTGCATCAGACCATAGACGAAGGTATCCGTTATATCATCATGCTCCGCTGCCGGAAATGAACAGACCTCGCTCAAGAAGGTACTCAACCACGGAGCTCTCGCCGGCAACCATACCCTACCCGCTTCTACAATTCCAGTTACGCTATTAGCTCTAATAACCTTATCATCTACTGCCTTAATTGCTCGAATTGGAATCTTGGTATCCCTGCGTAACTGCTGAATCAGCGAAATACCAGATGCCTTGTCCTCCACTTCGACAGAATCAGGAAGCCACTTCTTATATTCAATATCGGTCTGCCTTACTAAGTCTGGAAATATCGGCCGCCCAACCCATAAATCAAGTATATAATATCCATGTAAACCCTCGGCAAAAGTTATACAGGCACTCCGATCATTTGATTGATTCTCTTTATGCGCTGTATCCCAAAACTGTATAAAGCGATTAAGCTTCAGTTCATCCCTCTTTTTCGGATCATAATATTTAAACCAGCCTTCTTTAAATAGACCTCCGCCCTCGGGCCTAGGGCTTCCCTGGAACTGAGCAGCCCACCAGAACGGACCGACTGAGATTTTCAAGGCAGCTAATGCCTTATCATCATACATCTCCGACCATAAGACCTCGCCCGGCTTACGGCCTAGCGGATCGGGCTCACTTTCACTAGGATCAGCTATTGCCTTAAGGTTTATTACCTTCCAGTGATCATGCGGTAAGTCTTCAGATATTTCATCTTCGCCCTCTAGTTCACCCTTCATGTATTTAATCAGCCAGCCACAAAGATCGTTTTCATGCCATCGCGTCATTAGAATTATTATTGACCCATTAGGCTGTAGCCGAGTCCGGAGAGTTGATCGATACCATTGTTTTAGATTCTCTCGGTAAATTACGGACATGGCTTCTTTTTGGTTCTTAATCGGATCATCTATAATAATCAAATCACCACCATGCCCAGTAATAGGCCCGCCAATACCAGTAGCAATCATCCCTCCGCCATAACCTCTTATTCTCCAGTGAGCTTTCGATTTGGTATCCTGTGATAAACTCAGCCTCAACTCATGCGAGTTAGAAGCTATGGTATCTTTGACTTCACCGCCCCAATATGAGGCAAAGCCCGCCTGATAAGATGCCAGGATAACGTGCTTATGAGGCCACTTTTTAAGGAACCATACCGGAGTCCACCTGGAGATAAGTTGCGATTTGCCATGCCGAGGAGGTACGTTTATAATCAGAAATATTGGCTCGTGTTCTAATTCGGTGATTTCATCAGAGATTAAATCTACATGGGAAGCGTGTCTCCACTTACCCTGTGAAAGATGTACTGCTGTATCTGCTGGCGATTTTAACCAGTCTTCACCACTGGATTCCTTAGTCGAGATTATTCGAGAAGGTAAAAGACCCGCTAAAATAGGCATTACACCTTAACCAGTTTACACATTTCTATCAGCTTTTCGGCCGGTTTAGTCCCAAGTACACTCCTTACTAACTCGGCTTCCTCACCAGAGAAGATTAGAGATATCCGGAATATCGCCATATCCTTTCTGATCTGTAGGCGTTCTTCCTGCGATTTGGCTTCTCTTAATAGGCGTTCTCGCTCGCGTACATCCTTAACCGCAGCTATGCTTCCAGCACGAAGAATATCACCTTCTTGCCGGCCTTCAACATTCATATCATCTGAAATTATCTTATCCGGCTCCCATGCCTGAGAAAATTCTTCAGATGCTAAATCCGTTGCCTGAACATCATCCAGCATCCTGTTTAATTCGGTATCGCTTAACATAAGACTATCCTGCGCCCAATCTATAGCCCCTAGTTTTTGGAGATCGCGTAATACTTGAGCAGAGAGATTAAAGTCCTCAGTTCCCCTCGCCCGGTTATGCCTTAACGTGGATATTCTGGCCTGTTCCGGTGTCATATCCACGAATACGACCGGAATTTCCTTATAGCCTACGGTCTTCGCTGCCCGCCAGCGATGCTCACCATCAACGATCTCTCTATTCGACTTAATAACGATTATAGGCTGAGTAAAGCCATCTTCCATCATCGAACGGCAAAGTAGCTCAAAATCATGCTCTGATTGGCGGTTTGGGTTATAATCATTTGGTCTGATTGAATCTATCGAAACGTATTCAATGGTAAGAGTATCAAGGGCTTTATTCTTCTTCTCAATCTCTTTCTTTCCCTTCCTGATACCCTTTTGTACAATTGCTTCTTGAGTTTCTTCTGGCGAGGTATTAAAGCCTTCTGTTTCTTTCTTCATTGGATTCCTTAACGTGCGTCTTTCTTAGCTCGGTTCAGAATATTGCCTATTCGCCAATACTGGTATTGACCTATTACTAGATAGCGATAGATTTTACCGGTATTCCGGAACCTTCTATCTTCCCCTTTCTTTTCAATAAGAACAGACAGCTTCGGAAACAATTCTGAATTATCCTTCTCAAAGATATACCAGTGAGGCGCAAAGGTAGCATAGGTCTTCGCCCAAATCCAATTCGCCTGTTCTAGCTGTACAAGTAACGACTTTGTTACCATGACGGCTTTCCCCCTTCCCATGTCCCCCATCCCGGCCTAAAGAACTCTGGCTCTATTGCTGATAGAACTGATTGCTTTAGGGAAAACGGATCACCCATATATATGATTTGGGCTAACCGCTTCCAGCTCCCGAACTGTTCACCGCACTTTAAGCATCCTAGAATATCGGGGAAGGGATAAGATGAATGGCTAGAGTGTCTCCTTAAATAATCATCCATTACTTTTATCGCTCGCTGTGCGATCCACTCTGGAGCCTCATCAATACAAAACTTTTTATAGGTATATTCCCAGGTCTTACTAAATGGCCTCATTGGTTCTATTGATCTTTTACCAAACATTGAAGCGGATCGTACTCCTGGTAATCGTTCGCAAACCTTATCGAACCACTTCGGCCATGCTCTCGCTCCTACCCAAAGCGCACCTATAGAAGCAGCAGTTTGAGTCGGTGGAGCAATACGTAAGGCGTTACGGTGCACTCCTAATCTGTGCATTACATCATAAGCATCGTTGTAATCCCATTTATTATCTAGAATCGCCTTCCAAACATCGCCATCAGTCCAATCATATATCGGCCGACCATTAAGCACGCCATAGCGATTCGCTTTAGTCATATACCCGCCAGATGAATATAATCCGCGCCGTCTTCGCCCGCTTTCTTGTACTCGTAACCCGATAATGCTAATTAGCTTCTTCCCCTCCGGGGGCGGCATCTTATCGGGATGAATTATTGCTTCAATAAAGTTCTTTTTAATCGTATAGGCATAGACTGGAGGCTGCCTAACCCATTTCTCTGGCGGTAATGAGGGATCAAGCGCCCAAAAGTAAGGTGATGCGCGATTAAACATATTTATTACTGGCTGGTTAGCAATAATCCAGTGAAACTTTATCTCCGGCCTGGCTGCAACCCGCTCTGAATATTCAAAAGTGCCTGGAAACATAATTTCATCATCGCGCATCGCTACTTCTACCGGAAGTCTATCAGTCAACTTGGCTGCTAGGAGCGATAATTCAAGGCAAACGGTACTATCCTTACCCCCGGAGAATGAGACTACAACCCTATGTCCTTCTTCATATAGCTTAATTAATCGATCCAATGCAGCATCGAAAACATTAGTATCTAACATAAACCTAGGAATTGGCATTAAAGCTCCTTCCTTCCCGTAATAATTATAAAGCTGGCTCCTGCTTTCCAGGGTCTTAAAAATCGCTCGATCCTTTTATAGAGCGAAGGGTGCAATATGGGTAAAGAACGAAAGGAAAAGGGATAAGTCTCGATATCAGTAAATTCCCACTTAAACAAATCTCTTAACGATTCAGTAGTATAGAGTAATCGTCTAACCGAATGCTGATAGAGACAATATCCCTTCTTGTGAGTATGACCTAATCCATAAGCCATAATAAAGAAGGTCCCTCCGGGCCGTAATAATCTACTAATCTCAGCTACAGCCCATATAGGCTTTTCAACATAAGAGAATGGGCCAAACAGACTAATTATACTATCTATACTCTGATCTGGGATCGGAACAGATACCATATCAGCTAACCGAAACGAGGCGTCGGGATATTTCTCCTTTGCTCTTGTAATCATCCCTCTTGAAATATCAATTCCCAAATATCGTTTTGGTTCTATCCCATTAAGCGAAAGGGCTAATCCAGTTCCACACCCTAAATCAAGAACCCTACCATGAGTAAATCCGCAAAGCATTTCTGAAATAAGTACATTCTCATTATGATCTAACCGGTGAACATAAAGGGAGTCATAGGTTTGTGCTATCTGATCATAGAGCCTTCCGATATCCTGCACAGTCTATTTACCCCTGCTTAATCTACCCTGCTTAAAGCCTTTTACCGGATTTCCCCGAGGTAATGATTTCCAGTATCCCCTTTTACTCAGTTCACGCTTAAGTATCCTGTAAATCTCCTGGCGACGGGTCATATTCTTAATAGAAACAGATAGCTCTTCCAGGTCTATCATGTACTATTAACCCCTGCTTAATAGACGCTGGTGCCGTAGTTCATACAGTTGATTAAAAAGTCGAGTCGCTTCAAGATCGTTTGAGGTCTTAGCCAGAATGTTCAAAATGCGATCTATCTTTTTTAGATCAGTAAGCATCCCGGAGGCGATAATTCTTTTAGCTTCTTCCTTGGCTTTTACCTGAGTATAAACTATGATTCCGGCCAGAAGAATAGCGATTATAATGCCCGATATCAGACCTACTATGAATATCATTTTTCTCTCCTTTGAATTTTAATGGCAAACATAGCTGTTCTACCGGAGATAGATTCCTCGATCCGCATCGATAGCAAGCTCCGTTATTCAAACCGCTCTCCCGTAAAGGAGTCCCACAATGCTGACATTCCCACTTCCACATTGTAGATCACCTGTCATAGCCCTCTTAAACGCTATATATATCATATTATAGTCCGTTTGGCAAGGGTTAATAGTAGGTGAACTAATTTTCGGCCTCTAATTGCTGTTTAGTTGTCTCTGAGTAATATCGTCGCATCATTTCATCACCTAGCCGAGTAAACTCCTGCTTCCTTACAGACTTATCTTCAATATCGTTTATCGCAATGAAAATCAGAACGAATTCCCTAACTACGGTCTGAGCAATATCAACCCATATCTCAGTCCGAGAAGTAGCCTGGCCCCGGGCTAACCTTTCAATCTGCTGCGCTGTTCGCGCCATATTCGCTAGATCATGATATGGCATATCTAACATAGGCTGAGCTTCCTCGCCTCGCTGCCGACGCCTTTCAGCTAGCTTTCTCATCCGGTCCTGATGATATCTAATCGCCCCCACTACTAACCCTTTCATTCCCTGGGCCATAGCTGCATCCTGACGGTTCATATCATCTACGATTTTGGCTACATCTTTTTCTCGCCTCTCTGCATCGAAACTTTCTAATTCCAGGAGCTTGCGCTGCCATTCATACTTAATCGAATAGCGAGCAATTGTAGATTTGGCGATTTTGAACCCTATCTGGTTACATAATCCAGTCAAGGCAACGATAGTCCGGCCCGTTCCCATATTTCTATAAGCGAGGAACAAACCATCAGCCTTTTCACGCTCTCGACGCCGTAATAATTCCTGGCGATCTACTTTCCTGTGTCTGGATTCTGACATAATTTATCTTCCTCCATATTAATCTATTCCGTTGAGAGTAATGCTAACCATGACCATTAGGGCAGTAAGCAGCTTACTCTTTTGCATCATCCCTCAACCCTTTCTAATGTCCGGGGAGTGGGGAATTTCATACTTTCTCATTGGCACGCTATAAGGCACATACAAAGGGTGTTTTGGATGGCCATCATCATTCACACCCAGACATACTGGATTCTTGAGCATGGAATATACCGCAGTCTCTCGGTATTTCACTGGCTTAAAACTTCCCCATCCGCAAATCTGGCACTCTGTAAGCTCAACCATCTGCTTGATATAGTAATCGTTTAATTCGCCTACGGCGTCTGGATTATTAAGCAGAGCATTGGGATCAGTGGATACTAAACCATGCATATTTGTCATAATGAATCCCCCGAAGCCGTATCTACCACCTCTGACGATCCCCCTCTTTATTGTGGGGTCGTTCCTTTCCCCGTTTGCATCGCTGGGATTGAGACCTACACACCCCAAGATGGGTAGAACTGGATTCCACATTCTCCACAGAGCGTAGCGATACTTCCGATCATCGGAGAAGATAGCGCCGCTAATAGTTATATCAATCACTCTCATTAGAATCCTGTCAGGTTGTGTTTGTAGATAAGCTGAACGAAAGCGGCTTCATCATAAGCCATAGCTTCACCCCG